GGTTGATGATCAATGGCATTAAATCCCTTTTTTCTACAAGGATCTCAAAGTGAGCAAAGACTTGTTCAAAGTTTAATAAATGAACAACTCAAAATTTATGGTGTTGAAATAACTTATATACCAAGAAAATTTGTAAGAAAACAAACAATAATTAAAGAAGTTCAGTCATCTGCTTTTGATGATAACTTTCTACTTGAAGCATATTTGAATACCTATGAAGGTTATAGTGGTCAGGGAGACATTATGACCAAATTTGGTGTGAGTTTAAGAGATGAAGTAACTCTTACAATATCAAGAGAAAGATTTGAAGATTTTATATCACCATTTTTAGAATCAGACGATGATTATGAGTTAGCATCAAGACCTCGTGAAGGAGACATTATATTTTTTCCACTTGGAGCAAGATTATTTGAAGTCAAATTTGTAGAACATGAAGAACCATTCTATCAGTTAGGAAAAAATTACGTATATCAACTTAAATGTGAACTATTTGAATATGAGGATGAGGTACTCGATACTGGTATCGATATAATTGATTCTCAACTTGAAGATGTTGGATATATTTCAACTCTCCAGTTAATTGGTACTGGTACAACTGCAACTGCAAACGCACAAATTAACACAGCAGGTAAAGGTTATTTACGAGAAATTGTATTAAATAATGATGGTAGTGGTTATACAAGCACACCAAATGTTGCAATTTCAACTGCTCCGTTTGGTGCAGGTAATGTAGATGCAACTGCTGTTGCAATCACAACTACAAGGGCTGGTATATTTTCAATTGAAAGAATATTGCTTACTAATGCAGGTGCTGGTTATACAGAGGCACCATTAGTAACTATCTCAGGTGGTGGTGGAGTAGGTGCTGCTGCAACTTCTGCTGTTGAGCAAACAAACTTTGGTATTGTTGACTTTACAATCACTAATAATGGTGTTGGTTATGCTGCAACTCCTATTGTTACTATTACTGGTATAAGCACATCGGCAGCAGCTGCAGAAGTAAATCTATTAGCAGATAATACTATTTCTGATATTCTTCTTAAAAACGCAGGTATTGGATATACTGTCACTCCAACTGTGACTATTGCAAATCCATCACTTATTAGTGGTGTAGGTAATTTTGATAGAGGTGAAGTTGTTAAAGGACTCTCATCTGGAATTGAAGCAAGAGTTAAAGAATGGGATACTGACACTAAGATTCTTAAAATATCAAACGTTGGTATTGGAACTACACAAGCAGCATTTATTCCTGGTGAAACTATTCAAGCAACTGAATCAACATTCTTCACTGTTGGTTTAACAACTATTGCTACAATTGGAGTCACAACAACCTTAATAACTGGTATTAATACATCAAGTATTTCATTAAATCAGGAATTAAAACAAGTTGAATTTGGACAAACTATTGTCATAGGAACAGGAGCAACTGTTACAAGTATTGGAGCAGGTCAAATTAACATAAGTAATTTATCGTTAAATACTACTGGTGTTACAACCACAGTTTCATTTGGATCTACAGTATTCTCAAATTATGCTTTAGATTTCTTTAATGAAGAAAATCAAGATACAACTTTTGAATCCAATGATACAATTGAACTTGAAGCAGACAATTTAATTGATTTTTCAGAAGGTAATCCATTCGGTACAGTTTAATGTTAGGACAATACTATTATCACGAAATACTTAGAAAGACTGTCATAGCATTTGGTACAGTCTTTAACGATATTCATATCAGACATCGTAACGGTCAAGGTCAGGAAATAAGTGACTTGAGGGTTCCTCTTGCTTATGGACCTATGCAAAAATTTCTAGCAAGATTAGAACAACAAGCAGATCTTAATAAAGCAGTTCAAATTACACTTCCTAGAATGTCATTTGAAACTACTAATATTGCTTATGATGCAACAAGAAAGGGTGGAATTACTCAAACATTTAAAGCATCTGATGGAAGCAAATTAAGAAAAGTTTTCATGCCTGTTCCATATAATATTGGATTTGAATTAAATATATTAGTTAAACTAAATGATGATGCTCTACAGATTGTAGAACAAATACTACCATATTTTCAACCATCTTTTAATTTAACTATTGATCTTATCAGTGTTATAGGAGAAAAAAGAGATATACCAATTGTATTAGATAACATATCATTCCAAGACGATTACGAAGGAGATTTTTCAACAAGAAGAGCATTAATATACACTTTAAACTTTACTGCTAAAACTTATCTGTTTGGTCCTGTATCTGATTCTAGTGAAGGTCTTATTAAGAAAGTTCAGGTTGATTATCATGCTTCTGTTGATACTGAGAATGCAAGAAGAGAATTAAGATACTCTGCTACTCCTCAAGCACTCAAAGATTATGATAACGATAACACAACTGTATTAAGATCAAATATATCTAAAACTAAAACTCGATTTGACGTTACTGCAACCTCTGCATTGACTGTCGGTATGAGAATTGTTATAGATAAAGAAATCATGAAGGTTAAGGAAATCGTAGATGCAAATACGATTGTTGTTAATCGTGGTTATCAGAGTGTTGCTGCAACACATATTGAAAATACATCTATTGATGTATTAACTGCTGCAGATGATGCTTTAGTTGAACCAGATGATGACTTTGGATTTAATGGTGTTATTGAACAGTTTAGTGATTCAAGATCATTTAGTCCAACCCAACAAACTGATATCTAATGAATACTATGACTAACTATGATTCTATTGATGAGGCTTTGAATACTACTAGTGCGATTGATGTTAAACCAGTCAGCACATCTAAAGTGGTGAAGAAACCAGAAACTGATGATATTAAAAAAGATTATGATTACACTCGTGCAAATCTTTATTCATTAATTGAAAAGGGTCAGGAGTCATTAAACGGTGTATTAGAAGTTGCAGGTGAAACCGCAAGTCCAAGAGCATATGAAGTTGCTGGACAGATTATAAAATCAGTTGCAGATACGACTGATAAGTTAATGGAACTTCAAAAGAAAATAAAAGATGTAGATGAAGATAAGAAACAATCACCAAATACAGTTACTAATAATGCCTTGTTTGTAGGTTCTACATCTGAGTTATCTAAGATGTTAAAGCAAGGAATACTAAATAATAAAGAAGATTCTTAGTTCTAATGAGTGATCTTATTGCTATACAAAACTCTGATGGAGAAACTTTCGCAGAAGTGATTGATATTATCGGTGTATCCGAAGTTAGAAAAGCATTCCAACAATCTGTAAAAGAAGGTTCACTTCATAAGTGGTTTAAAGGTTCAAAATCTAAAGACGGTAAACCTGGTTGGGTAAATGTCGTTACTGGAGGAACTTGTGCAAGTGACGAAAAAGGTGAAGGCACACCTAAATGTGTATCATCTTCAAAACGTGCTAGTATGAGTAAATCTGAAAGACTTTCTGCCTCAAGAAGAAAAAAGAAAGCAGATCCTGGTCAACAAGGAAAATCTGGTGCTGCAAAACCAACATACGTTTCAACTGATAAAAAGAAAAAGATGACTGAAGATGTAAAAAGAGATGAGTATGGTGATCCAATAGGAGGACCAAAAATTTCTAAGAAACAACTTAAGAAAAATTTAACATCAAATACACCTGATGAGCAACATACTACAACAACAAGTGAAGGATACATTGATTTGCCATTAGAAGTTGAAATACCAAATAGTGATTCTAAGTTTAAATTAGGTCTTATGTTCCGTGAGAGTTTGGAACAAGATAAAGGAATGCTTTTTATATTTGAAGAAGTAGGTCAACATTCTTTCTATATGAAAAATACTCGTATTCCACTTGATATTGCATTTGTTAAAGAAGATGGAACTATTGAAAGTATAAAGGAACTAACACCATATAGTTACTTACCAGTATCATCTGACGGAGAAGTATTATTTGCAATTGAAGCAAATCGTGGTTGGTTTACAGAAAATAATGTAGAAGTTGGAGATGAAATAGCTTTAGCAGAAGGAAAAGATAAAAAGGGTAAGGGTAGTGGATCAAAAGATGCATGCTACCATAAAGTTAAATCAAGATATTCAGTTTGGCCAAGTGCATATGCATCAGGTGCATTAGTTAAGTGTCGTAAAGTCGGTGCTGCAAATTGGGGTAATAAATCAGAAAGTTATGAGATAAATCCAGTAGCACACAAGGCAGCACAAAAGAAATCAAAGATACGTAATCTTGCGATAGGTAATACTAATCCTAATGAGAAGGCAGCAGCAGAGAAGAAGGCAGGTGGACCAAAATTAGTAGGTGAAGGAAATGTTGATATGAAGAATTATCTTGATAAGAAAGCAAAAATGCTGACTAAGAAAAGAAATGCACAATCTGATGCTGCTAAAAACAATCCTCATTTTGATAGCACACAACCTTCACCATCTGGTAGAAATAAGTATGAAGAAGTTGAACTAGGTGAAGGTCAGAAGTGTTGGAAAGGATATGAGAAAAAAGGAACCAAAAAGATGTTTGGTAAAACATACAATAACTGT